GGGAGGATAGCTTTCGATCCTTTGGGAAAGATGGCGAGACCCAATCAACCTTTGAGACGCGGTGGAAGAGCAAAACTGGCCACTGGCGGACAAAACGGGAGGATAGCTTTCGATCCTTTTGGAAAGATGGCGAGACCCAATCAACCTTTGAGACGAGGTGGAAGAATAAGAGCTCAGACCGGCAGATTAATGAACAGAGTACCAAGAGGTCCAGGAAAGCTTGGTGGATTTGGTCCAGGACGTCCGACTTATCGAACTGGCGGAAGAGCAAGATATCAAAACGGCGGGTCAGCTCAAAACGCTGCATTTGCAAATCAATCCATGTGGAGTAATAATCGTCAGATGATGCAAATGGGCCACGATAGAACTGACAACGGGCAAGGACGATCATTTCAATAATCATTTTATTTACATTTCATCATGCCGAACACTATTAAACAGACTATTCGAAGAGAATATTTAAAATGTGTACAAGAACCCGTACACTTCATGAGAAAGTACTGTACAATTCAACATCCGTTGAGAGGAAAGATAAAATTTGATCTATACGACTTTCAAGAAAAAACTATCGGAGAATTACAAACCCACTCATATAACGTCATATTGAAATCTCGTCAACTCGGGATATCGACACTATCAGCTGGATATTCGCTCTGGATGATGCTTTTCCATCAAGATAAAAACGTTCTCGTTATAGCAAAAGATAAAGATACAGCAAAAAATCTCGTTACTAAAGTCCGGGTGATGTATCACCATCTACCGTCGTGGCTCAAAACTGGCGTTGATGAAGATAACAAGCTGTCTTTTCGATTCGACAACGGATCACAAATCAAAGCCATTGCAGCGACATCTGAAGCAGGTCGTTCTGAAGCGTTATCATTGCTCATAATAGATGAAGCCGCGTTTATTGATCAAATCGATTCCATCTGGACAGCTGCTCAACAGACACTCGCGACTGGTGGTGATTGTCTCGTGTTATCAACTCCTAACGGCGTTGGGAATTGGTTTCATAAAATATGGATGGAAGCAATCGATGAAGTGAATAAATTTAATTTCATTAAACTCCACTGGTCAGTCCACCCCGAACGCGATAAAGAATGGAGAGTAGAACAAGATAGAGTATTGGGCCCGAAACAAGCAGCACAGGAATGCGATACTGATTTCCTCACATCCGGTGGTGGAGTGGTCGATCCGTTGATTTTAGAATGGTATAAGGCGAATCGAGTGTGTGATCCAGTTGAAAAAACGGGCATCGATAGAAATCTCTGGTTATGGGAATACCCACTGGTGAGTAAAAATTATATCGTTGTAGCGGATGTCGCGAGAGGGGATGGTACAGATTATTCTGCAGCTCACGTTTTTGAAATTAAAGATTTGAAACAAGTTGCCGAATATAAAGGTCAGCTCGGTACAACCGATTATGGTAATTTCCTCATTGAACTGGCTACGAAGTATAATGATGCACTCCTGGTTGTTGAAAATAATAATGTCGGGTGGGCAACGATTCAGACCATTATCGATAGAGGGTACAAAAATTTATTTTATCAATCAAAAGATCTCAAATATATCGACGTTGAACACCAGATGGTGAGTAATCGTTATCGCAGTCAAGATAAGAGTATGGTTGCGGGTTTCACCACTACGATGAAAACTCGTCCACTCATAATTGCAAAAATGGAAGAATATACACGAGAAAAACTCGTATGGATAAATTCTACTCGTTTAATTGACGAGCTTCATGTATTTGTTTATAACAATAACAAACCGGAAGCGATGAACGGTTATAACGATGATCTCGTGATGTCTTATTCGATCGCGTTATGGATTCGCGATACTGCTTTGAGATTAAAAACAGAAAGCAATGATTTACAGAGAGCAGTTATGAATTCGATACTGAAGAGTAATAAAGGATATGAAGAAAAACCTATATATTTTGGTGGTGCGGGTAGACCACAAACAAATCCATACGAAATCGATATAGGTGGGGAAAAAGAAAATTTAGAATGGTTATTATAATAAAACAAGAGGTAAAAAATGGCAAATGAAAACGTATTTCAACGATTAGGACAACTATTTAGAAACAATATCGTCATTCGGAAGACTGATGACGATAAATTAGTTGTGAAGGATGTTGATTTCAGTCAAACAGCACTGCTATCGAATTTCATCGATAGGTACAACAGGTTGATGTCTTCCGGTTATTCACAGCAGCGTTACGCTCAAATGCAAAATCAGCGGAACGCATATGAAACACTCAGAACAGAACTGTTTAGGGACTACGAACTCATGGATGCAGATCCCATCATATCATCAGTACTGGATATATACTCTGATGAATCTACAGTGGATAACATAGAAGGCGAGATACTGAAGATAAAAACGGATAACGGTAAAGTGTATAAAATATTGCATAATTTATTTTACGATATCTTGAATGTTGAGTTTAATCTCTGGTCATGGATGAGAAACATGACAAAATATGGTGATTTCTTCTTACATTTAGAAATTATAGATAAATACGGAATCGTAAATGTCAAACCACTGTCACCGTACGAGATCAATAGATTAGAAGATCACGACCCAGCAAATCCCAAGCTGGTTCAGTTTGAAGTCATGTCAGACATGCCAGGCGTGCGTTCGACGGCTGCTGATAAAAAATTACATGAAAATTATGAAATAGCTCATTTTCGGTTTATATCAGATACTAATTATCTCCCGTATGGTAAATCACAACTTGAAGGTGCGAGACGGATATGGAAACAGCTTACGTTATTGGAAGATGCTATGATGATTCATAGAATTATGCGAGCACCAGAAAAACGAGTATTTAAAATCGATATTGGTAACATACCACCGAATGAAGTTGATAATTTCATGGAAAAAATCATGAACAGGATGAAAAAAATCCCTGTAATTGATCAAAAGACTGGAGAATACAATCTTAGATATAATGTCGAGTCCGTAACTGAAGATTATTTCTTACCAGTACGTGGTGGTGACAGCGGAACAGAAATCGATACTTTACCCGCACTATCAAATGAAGGTAATATTGCTGATGTAGAGTATCTACAGAATAAATTAATGGCTGCGTTAAAGGTACCGAAAGCTTTTATGGGATATGAAGAGGGAATAGGTTCGAAAGCTACACTTGCGGCTGAAGATGTAAGATTTGCTCGATCGATTGAGCGCGTTCAAAAAATCATGGTGGCGGAGTTGTCCAAGATAGCGATAGTGCATCTCTACACACAGGGATTCGATGACGCTTCTCTACTGGAGTTCGACTTAGAACTCACCAATCCGTCGATGATACATGAGCAGGAGAAACTCGAGCTGTTGACTCAGCAGACCGATATAGCGAATTCCATTATGGAAAATAAATTGATGTCACGGGAATGGGTTTATGATAACATCTATGATCTTGATCAACATCAAAAACAGAAAATTTTCCAAGGTGTGATTGATGATCAGAAACAAGCATTTCGAATGGAACAAATCGCTATGGAAGGAAATGATCCTGCTGAATCTGGTCAAACAGCCGACGAAGGCGGAGTCGAAGAAGCTGCCCAATGGGGTGGCGATCGACGAAGTGGTACTGAAGAGAAAGAATATGGAAATGAGTACGATGCAGAAGATATTGAAGATGCAACGAAGTATAAACGAGAACGATATGGCAAAAGAGAAGTCAAAAATGGTAGCCCTTTACATCCAGGTAAAGGCGCGACTATTGTGAAAAGAGAAGGAATTTTAAGTCAATTAAAGAAAGACTTTGGCCAAACGATATCTAAACTCAGTATATTGAATGAAAGTGTAGGAATTGATGAAAATAATTAAAAAACAAATTGTGTCTAGTCCATTATATTTATATTTATATATGAAAAAGTATACTCAATTTATCGGGAGAATGATTCATGGGTACTAATAATAAAATTAAGCATGTCAAGATTAAAAACACTGGTTTGATTTTTGAATTTTTGTTAAGGCAGGTTACGGCTGATGTGCTGGACAAACAGAATAATAGTAAAACGGTCAATATATTGAAAAAACGTTTTAATGAAAATACGGAATTGGGTAAAGAGCTTACTCTATACAATACTCTTATAAATACAAAATTTAAGTCGGATAAAAAAGCTAATTTTTTAGTTGAAGAAGTATTGAAACAGCGAAGATTTTTAAATAATTCACAACTCAAAAGAGAAAAATATAATTTGATTAAACAATTGAAAGAACAGTTTGATCTGAATAATTTTATGTCTTCAAAGGTGAAGAACTATAAAACGTATGCCTCCATCTACAAACTTTTCGAATACGAAAATGGAATGTCAGCTCATGATAAAACTGAAACTCATTTCAATATAGTTGAATACATCACAACGAGTAAGAAAACGAAGTTAACAGATACTGTTAATTCACAATATGCAAAAGATGAAGATTTAAGGATATTGTCGTACAAGATTTTATTAGAGAAATTTAATAAAAAGTATTCGAACTTAAACTACAAACAGAAATCTTTACTTAAAGCTTATATCAACAATATATCGAATACCAATCTGTTGAAAGAATACGTAGCAGGTGAAACTAAAATATTGAAGAAAACATTGAAGAAAAGTTCAACCATAGTGAAAGATAAAGTAGTGAAGATAAAGTTAAACGAGGCGATCAATTCCATTGATCAGTTCTGTAATGTCGGCAACAAGAAAACGGTACAGGATTCTGCTGTTGTGCAATTGATGCGCTATTATGAACTAGCCAAGCAATTAAAAATACATGGATGATAATGTTAAAATCAGACTCAAAGAGCTCATTCGAAAACTTTGTGAAAAAGAGTTAGATGAAATCACCACTACGGGCAATATCGATGGATACAGCACTCCATTTGCATTTCGTGATAC